ATGCTGTCCAAATTGGCACTCCATATTCACCTGCCATACCACGAAGGTCTTCATATATACCTTCTAGTTCATGACGTTTCTCTTGTCCATGTCCTCGTAACAAGTCAGCATAGTCAACAATAATAACATCTGGAGTAATACCTTGCATTATGCATTTTTCTACATGAGCTCTCAAGCCCATTACAGAACATGTCTTAGTTGGGTAGTACTTAATGATTAGGTTACCAGTTAGTTTTGCTAACTCTTCCTTAACTTGATCTTGGTAATGTTTTAAGTTTTGATTTGCTATACCAGTTATAACACTATCGAAGCGTAAGCCGACATATGCTCCATTCAATTCCAGAGTATAGTAAATAACATTGAGTCCTTTCTTAAGAGCATGTGCTCCTATATTTACAAGACCCCATGACTTACCAATACCAGCTGGAGCTACGAATACTCCTAACTCACCTTTACCTAAACCACCCGATGTTAACTCATTGATAATGTCCCATGGCGTTTCTCGTGTATCGCGTACTGACTCCGCGTAACGTTCATCGATACTAGTCATGTAGTCATGACCTATATCTTTATCACCGCCGGACTTTAAAGCTGCATCTATTTTTGCTTTAATGTCATCGTAACGACCAGTTTTAAGCAAATCAACTGATGCAATAATTGCTTTTTTGATTTCTTGATTCTTACAGAAGTCTAAAGCTTGCTGTTTTATAAAATCTAAGTCTGATGCTTCTGTATATTTCCAAGCATCTTTTAAATGTTCTTTAATCTGTGTTACTAATACATCATTATCTACTTCTTGAAGTTTAACTTTCATTACTTCTAAAGTAGGCGATGTCTTGTATTGTTTAAAGTACTCTAAAGAAGTATCTACAATCCATTCATTAGCTTCACTTTCAAAATATTTTGGAGATAGTATGTCTGCTATCTGTTGTAAAAAGCCTTTATCGGTCATCAAAGCCGTAATGACTTTAATTTGAAAGGCATATCCATAGCTTGATAAACGGTCTGTCATGCAATTATTATATTAACAATTTCTGAAAAAATCAAATGCTTGTATGAGCATTTAGTGTACTAAAAGATGCTAGCCAAGAATCAACGTCTTTAATTGTCGTATACATCTTATCTAACATAAACATCTTTTTGAACTCATACACATTTGTTCTACGTACTGGTTCTCGGACTAAATTCAATGCTAATAGTTTAGCATTACCTGCAATATCAACTTGTTTAAGTTGCATTAGTTCATGATTCATGACCAATTGTTCACGATTAGCTAAAAGCGACTCATGAACGTTATGTTTCTTTTGTACTGTATCGGCATATGTCATTAATTCATCAATACCAACTTCACGTTGTTCCTGAAGAATTGGAAAATGTTTGATAAGTGTTTTTAATCCAACGCCCTTAAGGCCTGGAATATTATCAGACTTATCACCTGTTATTGCGCGATACATTAAATAGTTATGTGCCGGTAAACCAATTTCTTGTTGTAGCACCTCTGGAGTGTACAATATCTTTTTAACTGGACTCCAAACACTGATACGATTATTTACTAATTGTAAAAAATCTCGGTCTGTAGATACAATCGTAACTTTATGTTTATCATCAGTATATACTTCATTAGCAATATACGCAATGATATCATCTGCTTCAACATTATCAATTGCTATAGTAGTTACTGGAAGAAAACCTAGATATTCAATTACACGACCAAATTGTCGTTTCATCGATGCTGATTCATCTTCGAGATTAGCAAATTCCTGATAGCGATTAAATGCCGTTTTTACAGCTCGGTTACTTTTATAACCAGAATACATTTTTTTACGTTTAGCCGAACCGCCTTTACCATCAAATACAATGATACAACGCGTTGGCTTCAGTTGGCGAACGACAGATGCAACGGACCTTAAAAAGCCCGTTACACCGCCGATATGTTCACCGTCGTCATTTAAAGCAGGTACTGCTGAAAAGACGCGAATAAATGTATTTAGTCCATCTATAACAAGAATTCTACTCTCAGCTGTTTCGCTTTGAGCTTGTTCATGTTCTGATGTAACTTGTTTAAATAGTTCTAAATACTTTGGGTTCATGATTCTTCACTTACAAAATCTTCATCAATCGAAATGTCGTCTATACCAATGGCACCAGACTGATACTTAAAGATATAAGCTTCACAAATTGCATTGTAAATTTCATCTTTTAGCGCCGGTTCAGCTTCTAGCGTTCCTTGGAAATCTTTTGAAAGAAACTTTACAGCTTTGCCATCAGCTTTAGTATATGTATACCAAGCACCGGCTTGCGTTACTAGCTTATACTCTTTCATTACTTCTAACCAACCACCGTAATTATCAATGCCCGATTCAAAGTAAATGTCATAATCAATTGACTTAAGGGGTGGACCCATACGATTCTTGATTACTTGTACTCTAGTTTTAATTCCAATAATCTGTTCTACGCCGTTTGAATCTTTAGCTTTAATTTGTCCTACAGACTTAAGTCGTAGACGAACTGAAGCGTGGAATGGAATAGCTTTACCACCTGATGTAGTCCATGGATCACCAAAACTTACACCTAAGCGAGAACGCAATTGGTTTGTAAACAATAAACAAATCTTTTCGCGCGCAATCATATTAGTGATCTTACGCATACCTTTTGATAAGATAATTGCTTTACTAGTTGCCCAACCATCCTTATCAAACTCAGCTGCCATTTCAATTTTAGTAGATGCGCCCATTACTGAGTCAACTACAATTGTAACTAAACGATCTTTGTTTGATTTACGAACAGATTCAACGATTGATTCAATAGCTTCAAATATATCTTCCATTGTTTCCAACGGAACATATAACATCTTTTTTAAATCAATACCGATTGCTTCTAAGTATTCCTTACTAACAGCGCTTTCTGTATCAATATATACAGCTAAACCGCCTTGTCGCTGCGTATCAGCTAAAGCATGCGTTGCTAATAAAGACTTACCAGATGCTTCAAGACCCGTAATTTCGGTTATACGACCAATTGGAAATCCTCCATGTGGACGATTTGAGATAGCTAAATCTAGCATGCTAGATCCAGTACCAACCCAACCAGATACATTTGAAGGGGAATCTTCATCCCCCTCCAAAAAGTATGCAGTCTTATAACCGGAGCCCTTAAACTTCTTGTTAAGATTACTAGCTAATTCGCCAGCTAATTCATCGGACAGTTCACTCTTAGATACCGCCATTTGTAACTCCTTTTAAAGATTAGTTAAATAATTCATCGAATGCGGCTCCGACATCATCTACTGAATTAACACCGTCCATAAAGCTTTCATTTGGCCTTACCCCACCACTAGATGCAGGTGCACTAGCAGTTGATGTTTCTTCTTCTGATGTAGATGTATCGCCCGTCAACCAAGTTTCTAAAGCTTCTTTCAACTCATCATAAGTTGGCTCTTTGAATACTTCTGATAGATTTGCTTGTTGCTGTGCAACTTTCTCAGCAATATTTCTATCTGTCGTTAATGGTGTCGTGTTTGGCTTAACACGTATTGCAGTTTTAGGGAATGAACCTGCTCCTTCCGCTGGAGAAAATTCTACTACAATGTCTCGACCATTCATTGGATCTGTAATATCACCATAGTCTGGGTCTGCACAAAAACCTAATAGTTCTGTGTATACGGTTTTACCAAAGCCCCAAAACTTAACACCTTCTGATTCTTTACCACGTACAATGATCGGTACATAGCAACGCATCTTCGGCTCTAGCTTCTTACCTAGTTTCCATTCATCTGAATTACCAGAATTTTTTAGTTTTTCTGCGAATTCAACTACTGGATCAGGATTGCCGTAAGTAATTGGCGATAGGAAATTCTTTTTACCTAGATCGTAATGAAAATACAATTCCTGGAACGGATTGTCTTTGTTGTGCTGATATGGCACAATTCTGATTTGTTGTTTGCCTGGTTCAGGCTTCCAAAGAAAATCTTGACGTTTTGTCTGATTTTGTAACTGATTAAGTTTTCTCTTAATTGCTTCTAAATCCATCTTTAACCTTTAATTAATTGTTATTTGTTATTTAATTTACTTGATAAGTATAAGTAAGTTCTTTCTAAATTCCTAAGGAAAAGTAAAAAAAGTTTGTTCAATTGTTATTTGTTATTCTTATATAAATATACAAAAAGCAAGGCTAACCGAATGATTAACCTTGCTTTATGATACGCTTTATTTCTTCACGAACCATGTTACGTAATGTTTCTACAGCTTCCATTTTACGGAGTGTATCCTTATTATAAGTCTTAAAATCACCACGACCTTTCATCATGTTTTTGATCTTACCTTTCATAACATGCTCATTTTCGCCGCCCATTTCAACTTTCATTTCACCCGGCTTTAAAAGAGGAATAAGCATTATCTTAGTCTCTTTTTTTGTAGCCATGTCTTTAACATAGATAACATCAATGTCTTTTGAAACGATTTGTTTGGTTGCTGGATCAGCAAATTTACGTTTTTCTGTTTCGAACTTTGAAACATAGTCTTTCGTGTTTGCAAACCATTCTTTAATATCCGCTAGGATATCATCAAGTTTTTCTGGGCTCTTAGCTACTATTCTGTATGCCATTATATATCAATCCTTTTAAATAGTTGTAAATGTATATGACGTAACCCATCGCCGTTAGTTAATACTAAACTGTTACGGTACGTTAACCAATTTATAACATATGTTTTATCTAGTACGCCGTTATTAGCTTCACGTATAATTGTGTTAAGCGCGTTAACGGTATACATTGTATTTGTTTCTTTCTTGCGATGTATTAGTATTGTATTTGGTATTCTTTTTGTATCTGCTGTATCTACATTATACGTTACGTATAAATCATTACGAACATCTGCATCCGAAAATACAAACAATCTACGCTCCACGATCGTATAGGACGTGATGATATAATCTGTGATAATATCAAGATCCTTACGATGTGCAAATGTGCATAATAATTGTGGTTTCACATTTATCCTCTATATTCTATTCCAACTCGAGAGTCCTGTACAGTAGCTTTAGGCTTTGTATTTGGCGCGGAAAGTTTAAAACGAGTTTTAAAAATCTTAGCTAACTCTTCAATTGTAGCATTCTTATCAAAAATAATATAATCGCGCTTTTCATTAACTGCCATCAATGCACCCCATTCTTCAGCATCGGCATAGTATCTAAATTCTAAAGCAGCTAATCTCGGAAAGAACTCTTTTGTATTTAATTTTCCAAAATTGTCTATGGAAGGTAATATAACGTCACCTAACATGTCGCCGTTATAATTTTTATATGCTCGTTGCAACGCAGCTGCATATAACTTGGCTACCTGATTCTTAGTAATCTTTTTACGTTTAATTAAATCTTTAATATATGTATCTGCTAAAGACTCTTTATTAGCATCATAATATAGCTGAAGACGTGTATCGTTTTTACCCTTAAGGTCTGGAAAGTCTTCTGGTAAATCTTTACCGTATAATCTAGCTATAGCTTCAAACATAAATGTCGAAACCTCTAATCCCGTGCCGTAACCAGATTGTCCTGTAAAACGAAACCCGCTATCTTTTTTCGATGTTTTCATTTCTACGTCAAATTTATCGGTACCAACATCTCCTTTGTTAGGAATATGTCCGCCCTTTAAAATCACACGTAGTAAATTTTCAGCGTTACCTGAATTAACACCGCCGATCGTCGGTTTATATGTAAACAACCAATCTACAAACGCATCTGATAATCCAATTTTTGGTAGTATAGAATTTAAGTTACCGGATATACCAAGCTTAGAAAACGGTATAGCTTTTTTAGGATTTGTTAAATAGTCACGCAATTCATTATAACTATCTAACTCAACTGCTTTATCAAAAATACGCTTGCTGTGTTGGTCATCATAACCTTTTTCTTTAAGTATTTCTATAACACCCGCTTCTGACGATAGACTATCAATTTGACGTGCAATATATTGTAATACCTGATCAGGCAATTCCGTAGATCTAATAATATCAATCAACTCATCTTTAGTCATTACTGCTTCGGATAGTATTGCCTCATCTTCTTCTACGTCATCAATAGCACTTAATTCTAATTGCAATTGCATAACAGATGACGTTAATGGATCATAGCCGCGTTCTACCATTATTTCATTCAATACTGCGTATTCTGCGTCTGTATAAGGAGATTCAGCAAACCCTTTTGGTAAGCGATAAAACCACTCGTGTATTATTTCATCGTATTCAGACTCTGAAATCGTACGTGTTGGCGACTCGATGACTGATTCCACAATCACTTCAGGTTCTGTTACAAGTTGTACAGAGTCTGTTTGTAGTATAGCATCTAGATCAACTGTCTTAACCAAAGTATCTTTCTTCATAGTGTAATAGATCTAATTTATTTGAAACATCAACTAGTTGTGCTGCATTTAACAGGTCAGACATTTCGGCTATTGAATCGTTTTGTAAATCTACAAACCCTTGCAAGAAATTAAATGTCATTAAATGCGTATCAAACATTTGTCGTGTCCAAGCCATATACTTATCACCTAATTGATATTCAATAGCATATGATTTGTTAACAACGTCAATTAAATGTGCAAAGTTGCCGTTAAACTTTATAGCTGGTAATAACGGAGTTGCATTCCAATCGACTATATATTTCTGTAATTTTTCAGCATGTTCTAACTCAGCTGCTGCTTCTTTTGTATAGAACTCAGCTGCTTTTGTATAGCCGACACCTTGACACC